TTGTACACTGAGTTAAAGACTTCCATAAACTGCTTCTTCTTTGAGTCAGGTACGTTTGATGGAACCTTTGATGATGATGAGTAGGGCATTATCCGATGACCTTTGCTAAATAACCTTTAAAGCTGCCATATACGACAGCACCTTGAGACCCTGATTCACAAGTGATCCGTATATCAGCATTCTTAGGGATAATAATTGCTGGATCTAAATCAATTTGCCAAGAACCCCCAGAAGCGTTAGCTGAGACTGCAGCACCCTCAATAAATACCTTACCAGCTTGTCGGACTTCTAGATAAAAATCTACCGCAGCAGACTGCTTATAAGATACTGAGCCAAAACCGCCAGTCAGGACGTAGTAATCTTCATTAGAGAAGGTTGTCGCAGCTTTAAATCCTTGTTGGAAACCTGCATCAATCTTAGAGTGGATCTTAGAAGCTGGGGAAGGTACACCCGCAGTTACTGTAGTGCCATCAATCTCATAGACATACACATTACCAACCAGTTCTGTACCGTTATCATTGAACATACGTGATACACGGGCAACTGGGGTATCTAGAGCTACTGGTGTCTGACCGTTAAGAGTTACAGTCTGAACAACAAAGGTAAACTGAGAATTTGTTCCAGTTCCTGATACCGTGTGGCACTCCAACTTAATAACTTGCGTATCAGAAGCAGAAGATGAGGAAACATGAGTGATGGTGTTATCAGTCACATAGATTTCATGTCCACCCACATTCCAGACAGTTTCACGATCTGTTGATAATTCAGCAGACTTACCAAACTTGATAAGGGATTTAGCTTTACGGTCAATAGAAACCCTATCACCAAAAGTAGCCTCAATCTCACGTTCAGCTTGAACCAACCGTCCGTCAGGGACTTCGTATGCACGTCTTGGCCAACCACCGAACATCATCTGTATTTCCCTTATCTCTTGTTTGATTAACTCATCTTGAGTTAGTGGCTCGTTTGCTTCAGTTAATAGTAGGTTACTATTTTCCTGTAATAGATTGTTTGCCATGTGTCATGGCCTAATTCTCTGGTTTTTGTTGAGTTGGTTTTTCTTGTGCTGCGGCCTCTGCTATTGCCAGAGCTTGTTCTTCTGCCTGAGCAAGATTGTTCTCATAAGAAGCTACATCAAAACTGATCTCGGCAATATCCATGAGATTATCAACAACCTCTGGGTGCTTACTTACATCAATATTTGCACCATTCAAGTTGCGTAGGAAGGCTGCAATCTCACGTAGGTCATGTGGAGCAACATCACCAGCAACAATGGTTGGCATCAACTTATAGTTCAGACCGTTCAACTCCCAGAGGCGTTCAACAAGCTGTTTGTTAAGGACATCGACGATAGCTTGGATATAGCTCTCTAATGCACGAAGGAACAGGTCTGTCTTAGACTTGGATAGGGCGTAAGAGCCAGTATTGCCACCACCAAGCATAAGAAACTCAGAAAGAACAGAACGAGCAATGTCATGCTGATAACGACGAACAATAGGATCAATATCTATGTTTCGTGTACCATTAGATGCCATCAACTCTACATCTACCAGTCGTTGGTTGGTAGGACTTCCGTCTTTATCGGGATAGGTGTCGGAAGGAAGTATAATGTATCCTTGTTCGTTGAACTTGACATCCCGCAAGATTGTTTGCAGGTTCCCGATGAATTGAGCTTGTACTGATGAAGCGTCAGGAGACAAATACTCAGCAGGAACACGAGCAACAGGAATACCCGCCAGTTCACGTTCAACTGCAATCGCTTCGATAGCTTGAAGGTTGTTAAGGTACTCGTAAGATGTGTAAGCATTGCGTAGAATAGACCGACCAGCGGGATCATTATTGATTGAAGTAGTGCGGTAGTATAAAGACTTACGAGTAGGAATATAACTTTTATTGTTGTACCCTGATCCGTCTTGGTATAACCCAAGGACATCACCAGTTTGTTGGTCAACGTCAAATTTAGATACAGTCCAAGGCGCACGAGAGGCAATCTTACGCACACCAATGCGACCATCAGAATATTTAGAACGAGATTTGTCAGAACGGTTGTTTGGACCACCACGACGTTTATATACAACCTCGAACCAAGCAAAACCATATGTCAGAGACGACAAAGCCTCAGAGACGTGGTCATCTAAGCTGTGATCCATATCCTTAAAGATACTCTCTACAAACTCAGCTTCTTTCTTAGCTGCAGCAGTGTCATTCGCAGGAACAACCTTAAGATCTACGTCACGTAGGACTTGTTCTGTTGCATACATGATAGCACCAATGGTACTATCGTTGTCACGCATCTCACGATACTTACGGATAGCTCTTTTGCCACGTAATTCAGGCAGAAACTCATCTGCACGGATTTGACCGTTATGTGTATTGTCACCTGCAACCCCAAGTATCTGGGTTGCTTCCGTTTCTGATAGTTTCTTTGCCATCTTATTACATTAAACCTTTGGCACTGGAGTATGCTAATTTTAATTGTGGTTTTGCATATCCGTTAAGTGAGAGGTCCGTTAAAGCCCAAACTAAAGCATCAAGACGGTCTGGTGAGCCTATGGACCCTAGAGGTTCCCACTGTACCATCTGATCTTCTAAATCATTAAGTCCACGTACATGCTTTACTTTACCTTGTTCGTATAAAGCAGATACAGGTTCAGCCCGTGCCATCTTCCCACGAGAAGCATGTACGAGCTTGACAGGAACTGTTTCATCCTCTGTGTGGAGTGTATGGCGTACCATGTCCCCACCTTGGTTACGTTCAGCTACAATACGATCAGCCATGTGATCTCTATAGAGCTGTATAGCTTTTGAAGCCCATTGTTGTGGTGTGTAACGACCAGTATGATCTTCTAGTACATATGCTGTACCATTCACATCAACCCCAGCAACAATAATACCCGTCATGTCACTTTCAGCATTAGCTGTGACCGCAGGGTCAATAGCAACGACAATACGATTAAGGGTGGGTACTTCGTCTTTATCTATTTCACACTTAGCTAGAAGACCCCTATTCCACAAAGCACCAGAGGCTTCATCTAGGATCTCAGCATAAAGTTCTTGACGACCTAATCTGGTCCCCTCATATGTCTTTCGTACAGCATCCAAGAAAGTGCCAGCCAAGTTAGCAGCATTGTCATATGTGCTACCTTTACTTACAACAGTCTTCTCATCACCTAAGATATTACGGATAAGTTTAGTTGTCTTTGGTGTAGTTGTAACAAATACTTTAGGGTGACGACCAAGACGTAGACCAAACATCATCATGTCCCAAGTGTCTTGTGCATTACGCCAAGCACAAAGCTCATCACACCATGCACTGTAAGCCTGTGGACCACGAAGACGTTCTGGATCTTCAGCAGAGAAGAATACAGCCTTAGCACCATTCTCCCATGTAAGACTATTGTTAGTGGGTGACCATACAGGGTAGCCTATGTGCTTACCACGATATGTTTCATCACCTTCCCAGCAGACATTCAGAAGGCCAGAGTCACCTTCAACCATAACTCGTCTGACATCACCTTTTGTAGGGGCCACACAGTGTACGATCTTATCACCAGATCTAATACGATGTCGTACCCATTCAGCACCTGCACGAGTTTTACCCCAACCCCGTCCTGCCAGTGCCACCCATGTATTCCAGTTTCCATCAGGTTCTAACTGTTCAGGTCTAGCCCAAAAGCCCCAATCATGTTGTAACTCAGCAGCTTTCTTAGGGCCTAGTTGTTTAAGGATAGATGCTACCTCATCATCAGGTAGGTTCCTTAAGAGTTCAGCCGTTATCTTCGCCTGATGTTGTGCCATTAGATGTCTTGCCGAGTAATGTCATTAGGGAGTCAATAGCTGATTCGTCAGTGTCAGGATCTTCTGTCAACTCTGTTTCATTGATTGTCTGTGTAGGTGACCAACCACCCTTAGAACGTAGGAAGAGTTCAGCAGCCTTAAAGTCACCATCTAGTGCTTGTTGGATGACGACAGAACCTACTTGTCCTACTATGTCAGCCTTAACATCAGCAATATCTTGACCATACAGTTTATAGAAAGTAGCTGTAGAGGATGGTGCATTCTGATACTTCTGTACAGATGCCATAATGTCTTTGACAGATACCCCATTACGGATACCTTCTCTAACCTTCTTGGCTATAATTTCACTATAGGGGATTGCTGGGATAGTCATTTTGTGTACGACAATGCTTGTAATTATTATTTAGTGGTTCCCATCCATCGGCAAAACCATACTCTGATTCTACATGCGGAAAGTTACGTCTTGGTTGAATGAGAACGACAAAATAATAAAGATTATTTCTCTATACTATAGTATATACTTAAGTTA